GAGGGCGCATGATGGCCAGATATGTACAGGTCGGCGTGATGGCCCATCGGGATCCGATTACGCAGGAAGTGGTGGATGAAGTGCCGCTGTACGTGGACACGGACTACAAGCCCTATACGCCGATGAGTGAAAACGAAAGGAAACAGCTGGTCATGGATCTGGCAAAGAAGTTCAGGAAAGCCATGAGAAAAGAAAACCTTCGCGAAAGCGAAGCATCATGAATGGAGGATAAAAATGAGCAAGTACATTATCAAGCGGGAAAAGGGGACCGACTTTGATGGAGAGGAAAACGTACTGGACGGGGACGCAGCCATCGAATGCGACGGGTTCCTGCTGATCACATTCAACAAGGACGACAAACCGGACGCGGTGAACTGGCAGGGAATCAGCACGGACATGCTGCTGAAGTTTCTGAGCATGAAAGATAGCGTGGCGATGAAGATCCGATCGGCAGCGATGATGGCGGAGGCTGAAATTAGGGCACGGGCCATTAACGAAAAGGCGAACGTGCTGGCTGCCGAGGAAAGAGTACGGAAGATGTTGGACGAATGAGGAGGCAGGAAAATGAACGGCAAAAAGAAACCCACTGACGACGGCCATCATCAGCGGGGGCGCGCATAAAGCGCAGAAAGGGGAAATCTCATATGAAGTATAGCATGAACACAGACACAAAGGCAAGGCTCCTGCTGATCGTCGTTGTCGCGGCGCTGATCGCCGGGGCCATCAGCTATCTGGTGACGGGAAATGCGGAGGATGAAGGCACATGCTGGATCCTGTGCAAGCCCGGGAGCCAGGTAAACATCCGGATCAGCCCGGACAAGGATGCCGCGAGCTGCGGCTTTCTGGAGTGCGGGGACAGCTTCCAGACGGACGGAGAGAGCCGGAACGGATGGATCCGCGTGCTGGACAGGGGCGAGAGCGCGGAGGCGTGGGTATATGCCGGATACGTGGTGACGGAAGAGCCGGTGGGAGTCTTCCAGAACTACGTTGTAACGGCGCGGAAAAGAGTAGCCTGCCGGCGGTGGGTGAACGGGCCGCAGGTGAGCACGCGGCCATGGCTGAAAAACGGGACGGAGGTCACGGTGTTCTACACGGCGGGAGAATGGGCCGTGACAGGCCTGGGCTATGTGCAGACAGAATGGCTGGAGGCAGACCCGTGAGCGTGAGGATTGAGAAATACGACCGGTACGTGGTGTACCGGAACGGGCAGTACCTGATGGGCGCGGGAGCGGGCAACAATGTGCGCTGGAGCACCAGCCCGTGGGACGCCTGGTGGAAGAAAGAGAGGGATATTGTGCGCCGGGTGGCGTGGGAATTCGGCGCGCATGTGAGGCAGTTCAATCCCGTCAGCGGCGAGGTTCGGTAAGGAGGCGGGCACGTGAAGCTGGGGAACGATTTGAAGCAGGACAAGCAGTGTCCGGTGTGCGGAAAGGATATCTATTTAAGGGACCCGACAACGTGGGCCTACCGGAGAACAGAACGGTGGAAAGCCGTCTATTACTGCTCATATGGCTGTATGCGTGCAGCGGAGAGAAAAGAGGGCAACATGAAAGCAAAATACGCTGAGATGATCGATGTGGCCATTGCCTGTATCGAAAAGGGCGAGGATCCCGTGGAGGCTTTCGAAAAGGCAGGGATGGAAAAGCCGCTGACATTCTACGGGAGCATGAAGGCCTGGGCGAGGAAGTACGCGCCGGACAAATATTCGAAGCTGCCGAAGAACCGGCAAACATGGAAAAACAGCCTGAAGCAGGAAGAGCCGGAGACGGCGGAGGACGCCATGGCCGGGATGAAGAATGCGGCGGAAGCCTTTCTGGGAGCGATGCCGGAGGCGGAGGTCACGAAGGTGGATAAGCTGCCGGAGGCGGAAGACAGGCCGGCGGTGGAACTGGTCTATGATCCGGGCATCGCGGAGGAATACCGGCGGGAGCAGGCAGAGAAGCAGGCGGCGGAGGACGGGAAGATCACGAAACCGGTTTGCTTTGACGGGCTGACGGTGCGGGAGGTCGAGGGCGAATTCGGGAAATACCGGCGGGAAATGGAATACGGAAAGGAGTTCATCAGGTATGAAGGCCTGGATGGAGGATACGCTACCATGCGGCCGTGGGAATGGGCCGGATTCATGAAAGAGCTGAAAAAGGCTGCGGCGGTGCTGGGGGTGAGCGTGGATGAGGCGTGAAATGCCGGACCGGACGCGCATCGCCGGATACTGGGAGACCCAGGGCGTTTATCCGGACGTGGTGGCGGTGGCCATGAGCGACGGAACCGTGATGCGGTACAGGCAGGAAGCCGGGGAGCATCCCGGTTTCCTGCGGGCGATGGAGATCCTGCACGGATGGCGGGCAGGGAAGCATGATGAACGGAGGGATACATGATATGGGCGTTGTCACGCGGAGGAAGGTTCTACTTGAATGCCTGGAGAGGCTGCGGATGGAGCGGAACCGGTTCAGCATGCTGGGGCAGGGACTGACGGCCCGGCCGGGATTCCTGGATGAATTCGCGGAGGCCCAGAGCAAGGTCGATATCCTGAAGGACGTTATTCATTACTTTGATACAGAGGCCGGGGAACGAGGGATCGCGGACTGGCAGAGGCAGGAAATGGAGGATCCGGAACGGATCCGGCGGGAAGCGATGAAGTTTACGGAGGAATAGGATGCCGGATCAACGCAAACCAACGCAAAAAATAATGCGTTGGTTTGCGTTGAAGCGGGAAGGTCGGTGAAGTGAATGGATGAACTTATTGATGTTCTTAACCTGATTCACAGCGATTTGACGGTAATTGCCGCTACGCTGATTTGTTTTGTACTGTTTAAGGACTGCCGCGGTTATAGCCATTCTGGAATTGTTGATGAATTAAAAAATATAAAGTCAGCAATTGTGAGAAATGCGGACAGGAGGTGAAGTGGATGAAATGTGACAGATGCCCATACCGGCCGGAGAGGAGCGAGGCAGGAGATTATCCTGACTGCTTCGCCGGTGAAGAGGATCAGAGGGAATTCAAGGATGGAAGTTACGGATGTCGGTTCACACGAAAGCAGCTTGACCGGATGTATGAGGAATATTCGGAATACCTGGGCGATATGGGAACGGATATGGGTGTGGAATATGATTTCAGGAACAAGGGCTGGAACCTGCAAACTGCATTATCAAACATGATGCACATGGTCGGGATGTGGCCGGAGGGTGTACGCCATGCGTATAAGCGGCACGGGAAGATTTTCTACAGACCATACCGGAATTACTGGGCGGGTGCGAACAAATATCTGGACTATTTTAGCGGGGCAGTCGGGATCACGGAAAAGACAGAACCGACAGAGTCAGAAAAGCTGCCGGTTTACAGGTTGACAAACTATGGTCTGCGGTTCCTTGGCAGGCACATAGGCGTGATGATCTATCCAGAGGAGGATTAACTCATGAGCAAACGCGCAGATGATAACTGGGGAATGGCGTGGAGCCGGGAAACGGAAATGGAGTGCGGGATTGCGCTTCAACATCTGGCGGCCTGTGTATGGGCGAAGTGGGAGAAAGCGTTTACCGCGAACAAATACCCGGACATGGTGGGACTGGGTGAAGTACATGATACGTGGAACATGATGTACCAGGATATGAAAGCGCTTTACACGCTTGAAGAGCTTGTGAATGACAATTATAAAGCGGTCATTATTGAAAAGGACGGGCCTGGCATGACGAACCAGGCGGGTTCGGAGGGTGACGATGCCTGACAGAGAGAAGATAATAAATCAGATTGATGTTGATATTCAGAGAGCGGAACGGACAGGTGAAATGCTTGTTCATATCGGACGGAAAACGGCAAAGGATGCTCTTTCCATGCTGAAAGAGCAACCGCAAATCGTCCGTTGCAGGGATTGCAAACACAGACCCAAAGAGACGAATGAATTTGATCTTGAGTTTCCAGAAGGCAGTAAATGCCCCTGCCAATGCTCAGACGATGAATACTATTCATGGTATCCAGAAGATGACTGGTTCTGCGCGGATGGAGAGAGGAAAAACGATAATGCCTGACAGGGAGAGCATAATCAAAGAATGGGAAGCGGTTCTCAGCCGTGACCCATTGGATGTCACGTGGGACTTGATTGACGACACTGTTAATCTGCTGAAAGAACTGGAGCCAAGGCTGATGACGCTGGAAGAGGTCAAAGCCTTTGGATGGGATTACTGCTATTTGGAAGAAGAACGCTTGCAGGGAAAAGAATACCGGAGCGTTTGTGGTGACTATGCGTTGACATGCATCACATGGCCATGCATTACCTCAATGCGGATTCAGTACGGCGATGACAGCTATGGTAAGAAGTGGCGGTGTTGGTCTGCAAAGCCAACGGACGAACAGCGACGGGAGGTGAAGTGGGAATGAACGACTGGAAAGTGCAGGTACAGTCACTGATCGATCACATCAAAACGGCAGTTGATGTTGACCAGTGGGCTAAAGAGATGGCAGAAGAACTGCTGAAAGAGCAGGAACCAGTGAAGCCGGAGCGACAGCATTCCGGCGGCACAACATGGTGGAATGTCTGCGGAAACTGCCGGACTGCTATCAATCCGAATGACAAATATTGCCACGAGTGCGGAAGAAAGGTGAAGTGGGAATGAGAGAAATGAACAAACTAAACAGAACAACAACCTGCAGAGGGTGCGGGGCGCCGATTGCCTTCATTAAGACGGTGAAGGGGAAAAGCATGCCGGTGAATCCGGATGCGGTGTATTTTGTTCGGGGCGGGGAGTTCAACGTTGTGACGCTGGACGGGGAAGTGTTCCGCGGACGGGCGCCGGGACCGGGAGAGGACGCCATGATCGGATATGTGAGCCATTTTGCCACATGTCCGGAGGCGAATGGATTCCGGAAAAGGCAGAAGAGCGAGAGAACAAAATGAAATCATGCCTGCATCTTTCCGATAAAGATGCGGGATCCATGCCGGGCAGTGTGGCGGAGGCATCCTATAAAAATAATGAAGAAAGGATTGCTCCCCTTGCGTCATTTAAGGATGTGCCAGCCTCCGCGGCGGGTTCAATTCCCGCCACCGGCACTTATGTCGGAGTAGCTCAGTTGGCAAGAGCTTGAGGCTCAAGACCTCGCGTGTCGCCGGTTCAAGTCCGGCCTCCGACACCAGGGCACCAGACAGCCCAATCGTTTTCCTCCTAAAGACGCCGGCGGAGGGTCAGCCTTCGAAACCGGGGGATCGGCTCCCCGTTGTAAGGCTTGTAATGAGTATTAATAAATTGCAAAAAGATCCTTCGACTTCGATCAGGATGACAGAGGGAGAAGAGATCGATAACAGCCAGCAATCCTGAAATTGATGAGGGATGGCGGAAGGGGGTCCGGGGGAGAGCGCACGCGGTTTCCCCCGGGGTAGCAGCAGGAAGGAGGGCACAGCATGGCAGGGTGGGAGTATGAAGACCTGTTTGACGTGCTGCCCGCCGGAGGGCTGATGAGCGAGTTCTGGAAGCGGCAGGCCACGGAGACGCTGCGGGGAAGCATGGGCTACCGGACGCAGACCACGAAGGCCGGAGACAGACTGGAGGCAGCGATATATCCAATCTTCGGCAGAAGCATGGAGCAGACGGCGAGGCGGGCGAAGCAGAACCAGACGCCGGAGAGGCAGAAGCAGCTGAACATGCGGCGGTCAAAGCACTGGTTGATCCTGATGTTGGAAACCAACTTCAGGGCGGAGGAGGACATCCACGTCACGCTGACCTACCAGGACGAGCCGGATCTGGAGCGGCTGCAGAAGGACCTGCGGAATTTCTTCGGACGAATCCGGCGGCTGCGGGAGAAGCGCGGGCTGCCGGAGCTGAAATACATCTACGCCATCGGCCATGACAAGGATCAGCGGCCGCACATCCATGTGGTGATGAACGGCGGGATCGACCGGGATGAGCTGGAGAAGAACTGGAAAAAGGGCAACAGCAGGGCAAAATACCGGCGGGGCGTGGCGAACACCTACCGGCTGCAGGATTACGGTGCAGGACTGCAGGGCATGGCGAGCTACCTCTTCCGGCAGAACGAGAAGGCCAAGGACAACGGAGAGCGGGACGGCGTGCGGATGTGGAACGGCAGCCGAAACCTGAAGAAACCGAAGATCCGAACCAGCGACACGAAGATGTCGAACCGGCGGGTGAAGATGCTGGCGCTGGATTTTGAGGCGGTGGCGGCGGAAATCATGGAGAAGATCTATCCGGGCTACCGGCTGGAGCAGGGGAAGGTATTCCTGTCCGATATCGTGGACGGGGTTTATATACGCTGTGTAATGCGGAGGATGAAGCCATGAGATATGTGCCATGCTGGAGACAGATCGGGATCAGCAAAGACCGTTATATCGAACTGCTGCATTTCTGCAGGCAATACGCGGAGTGGCAGATGGAAGCGGCAAGCATGCTGGGCGTCAGGAGCATGCAGATGGACGGGCAGCCACACGGGACGCGGAAAAACGATCCTGTGGCAGTTGCTGCGGAACGCCGGGAGTGCCTGATGAGAAAAATTGAGATTGTGGATAATTGCGCCAGGGCGGTAGGCAAAGGCGAATGGTACGCGGCGATTATCCAGAATGTCTGCATGGGGCGACCATACACGATGATTGAGGCGGCATTACTGCCGACGTCAAATAAAAACGTCTTCTTTGCGCGTCGAAGGGAGTTCTTCGATCTGCTGGACAAAAAGACGCAAAAATGAATTTGATACTCTATGGGGAATAAAAACATGATATTGTGATACCGTCGGAAGAATGCGATAAGGCATTCACCGGCATTGGCAGCTCACGATTGAGGGCTGCTGTTTTTTGTTCACAATCTGGAGCATGGCCGGCATCTCCTGCGCCGGTTGATGGGTTGCACGTAAACGGCGAGGTGGGTCCGGTGCATGACGAAAGCATCGAAGCGTTCTACGTTTCGTGGACGTGGCGCAGGTGCAGGAAGGCATTTGCTGAATCAAAAGGCAATCTGTGTGAAAGATGCCTGAAGCGAGGAATAATAGAGCCGGGGAGCAAGGAAAGGCCTCTGGAAGTCCACCACAAGAAGCCATTGACGGCTGACAACGTGAAGGACCCGGCGGTAGCGCTGAACTGGGACAATCTGGAGCTGTTGTGTAAAAAGTGCCACGATGAGGAACGCCAACACGCGACGAAAAAACGGTGGATGATCGGGGAGGACGGGAGCGTGATGCTCCGGACAGGCCCCCCTATGTCGAAGCCGATGCCAAAGCCGGCGCAGGGCCGCGGGTGAGGTAGAAAAAGCGCGCCGAGGTCGCGGGGGACGCGCGTCCACGGGCGCGCGACAATGAAAGGACGGCCCCAAAACGCTGCAAAAACGCAGCGTTTTTTGATGGATTTTCGGGAGGATTCGCGGATGAAGAAAGCAGATGCCAGGATCTCCGCGGACATCGCGGAGGAATTGCCGGAGATAACCAGAGAGAAGGCAAAGAAACCGGCACGGAAGGCCGGGACGGGTACGAAAAAGAAATCCGGACGGGCGAAGGCGCGCAGCGGAAGCGAGAAGCTGACGCCGGCGGCGCTTTACAGGAAGATGATCGCATTCGGGAAGATCTACCAGGTCGAAAAAGAGCAGGATTTCATCGAGGCTGCGCGGATCTATGCGGAGGAGGCCGGTCTGATCGACCAGATGCGGGATAAGATCGCGGAGGACGGACTGACGGTGGAGAAGACCTACAAGACCGGGAGCGTGGAGGTGGCACATCCGCTGCTTAGCGAACTTCCGCGCCACGTGGAGAGTGCCAATAAATGCCTGGCGACGATCGGGAACATGATCGGCGAGCGGGGCACGAAGAAAGAACGGGCGGCGCGGGATCTGGACGCCTTCCGGCTGCACTGAGGCGGAGGCCGGGGAAATGGCAAAAACCGGCATTAAATCGGTCGCGGAGCTGACCGCGGAGAGCGCGATTCTGGGATACTGGAACGAGATCAACAGCGGCGGGGTCAACGTCGGGAAATGGATCCGGCTGCTGTATGAGATCATCATCCAGGGACTGGATGAAAAGCGATGGTTTTATGACCGAAGGCTGGCGGAGAACGCGGTCCGGTTCATCCAGCGGTACTGCCATCACTACAAGGGCAAGCTGGCGCCGAAGCGGATCCGGCTGGAGCTGTGGGAACTGTCGGCGATCGAGCTGATCTTCGGTATCGTGGACGGCGAAGGAAAGCGCCAGTTCACGGAAGTATTCTGGCTGATCGGCCGGAAGATGGGAAAGACGCTGCTGGCAGCGGCGATCGCGTGCTACATGGCGTATGCCGCGGGGGAATTCGGCAGCGAGATCTATTTCCTGGCGCCGAAGCTGGACCAGAGCGACCTGTGTTATTCCGCTTTCGAGTTTAACGTCCACGCGGAACCGGAACTTGACGAGATCACGAAGAGCACCAAATATCGGGGACTGATGATCGCCGAGACGAACACCATGGTCCGGAAGCTGGCCTTTACCAGCAAAAAGTCGGACGGCTATAACCCGATGTTCTACTGCGCGGACGAGGTGGCCGCATGGCCGGGCGTGGCGGGGCTGAGGCAGTGGGAGGTCATGGTTTCCGGCACCGGCGCGCGGGAAGAGCCGCTGGGTATGGGGATCTCATCCGGCGGATACGAGAACGACGGAATATTCGACGAGCTGATGAAGCGCGGCACGGCGTTCCTGATGGGGCACTCAGGGGAGCAGCGGATTCTGCCGCTGCTCTACATGATCGACGACATCGAGAAATGGGACGACCTGGAGGAACTGGAAAAAAGCCTGCCGGGGATGGGCGTGAGCGTGAAGCGGTCGTTCATCGAGGACCAGATCAAGATCGCGCATGAGAGCATCAGCAAGGAAATCGAATTCAAGACGAAATACTGCAACCTGAAGCAGAACCTGTCCACCGCATGGCTGAAGGCGGAGGACATCAGCAAGGCCTTCGGATGGCGGAAGCCGATGGAGGAGCTGCGCGGGAAATATGTGGTCGGGGGCCTGGATCTTTCCCAGGTGATCGACCTGACGGCGGCCGGATTCATCTGCGAGATCGACGGGATCCTGTGGATAAAGGCACACTTCTGGCTTCCGAAGAACCGGCTGGAGGAAGCGACCAAGCGGGACGGGATTCCGTACGAGATCTACATCCGGAAAGGGTTCCTGAGCCTGAGCGGCGAGGAACACGTGGATTATACGGACGTGCTGCACTGGTTCATGGACCTGGTGAAGAAATACAAAATCTACCCGCTGATGACCGGATACGACCGGTGGTCGGCCATGGAGCTGATCCAGGCGATGAACGGGAAACACTTCAAGTGCGACAGCGTGACCCAGGGATTCAACCTTTCCAACGTGGCGGACACCTTCGAGAGCCTGCTGCGGGAGGGAAAGATCAGGGACATGGACGACAACGACCTGCTGAAGATCCACCTGGCGGACAGCGCGATGAAAATGGAAAACGCGGCAGACAAGGCACATCCGCGGAAGATGCTGGTGAAGATCAGCAGCAAGGCCCACGTGGACGGAACGGCGATGCTGCTGGACGCGATGGCAATGCGGGTGTTCAACTGGGACAAACTGGGAAGCCGGCTGAAAAACGTGAGGCGAAGCCGGACGGCGGAGGAGAAAACGCCGGAGGAGTGATTGAGAAATGGGAATGTTTGAAAAGATCTTCGGCAGGCGGGAACAGCCGCAAAAGCTGAAAAACGCGCAGATCTTCCGGATGCTGGAAGGATATACGCCGGTCTGGACCACGTGGCAAGGATCGGTGTATGAATCCGAACTGATCCGGGCCAGCCTGGACGCCTGGGGAAGGCACGCGGGAAAGCTGAAGCCGAACATGCGGGGCGCGGCGATGCCGGAAACGCAGAAACGCATGAAGGTGAGGCCGAACGCATTCCAGGAATGGAGCCAGTTCCTGTATCAGGCGGCGACCATCCTGGGCGTGAGGACAAATGAATTCATCGTGAAGACCCGGGCAGACGACGGCACGACAACGGGCATCATCAGCATTGTGCCGGACAGCTGGGAGCTGGTGGAGTATGAAAATGAGCCATGGATCCGGTTTATCCTGCCGTCAAACAAACGCCGGGCGGAGCGACTGGCGGAGGTCGGTATTCTGACCCGGTTCCAGTACAGCAATGAGCTATTCGGCGAGGGCAATGACGCCATGCGGCCGGTGCTGGATCTGATATCGATGCAGAGGCAGGGCATCACCGAAGGGATCAAAAACGGGAATGCCTACCGGTTCTGGGCGCAGAGCGACAATTGGGCCAGCGACGATGACCTGAGCGAGGAAATGGCCAGGTATAACAAGGTGACCTTCGGGAACAAGAAGACCGCCGGGGGCGTGCTGCTGTTCCCGAACACATACAGCGACATCCACGAGATGAAGACCAGCGGCTACACCATCGACAAGGACCAGCAGGAACACATCAAGTCCAATGTGTTTGATTATTTCGGCGTGAACGAAAACATCCTGCAGAACAAGGCCTTCGGTGATGAGTGGCTGGCGTTCTATGAGGGATTTGTGGAGTGGTTCGCGATCCAGCTGGGCGAGGTGATCAGCGGGATGCTGTTTTCTGAGCGCGAGCGGGTCGGATACGGGAATCAGATCTTCTTTTCCAGTAACCGCCTGCAGTACATGTCAAATGAGGACAAGCTGAAAGCGGTGACACAGCTGGGAGACCGGGGACTGGCAACACGCAACGAGCTGCGGGAAATTCTTAATATGGATCCGCTGCCGGATGAGATCGGGAATCAGATCCCGGCCAGAGGCGAATATTACGACGTGACGAATCCGCCGGCAAAGAAGGCCGGGGACGGAGAAAACGGAGGAAAGAAAGATGCCGATGAAAGTAAATGAGCGGGAATACCGGGATATCCGGCTGACAGGGATCGAGATCCGTGAGGCGGAGGACGGCCGGAAGATCGTCGAGGGGTACGCCACAACGTTCGGCGAGGAATACAAGCTGTGGGGAGATGCGCGGTATCAGGTGCTGGAGATGGTGGACGCTCACGCCTTTGACGGGTGCGACATGAGCGATGTCATCATGCAGTATGACCATGAGGGCCGGGTGTTTGCAAGGACCGGGAATGGCACGCTGAAACTGGCTGTGGAGGCGCACGGGCTGAAGATCACCGCAGATCTGGGCGGGACGGAGCTGGGTAGACAGCTCTATGAAGAGATCAAAGGCGGATACACCACGAAGATGAGCTTCGGATTCCACGTGGAGAAATCTGAGCGGACTGTGGAGCAGGATGAGGTGACCGGCAACACGACGGTGCACCGGAAGATCACGAAGATCGACAAACTTTATGACGTTTCTGCCGTATCGCTGCCAGCAAACGATGCGACTGAAATATCCGCACGGAACCTGTGCGAGGGAGTCATCGCGGAGGTTAAGGAGGAGCGCCTTGCCGTTGAGGCACGGGAGCGGAGCAAAAAACAGATTGCCATTATGGCGGAAATGATTTGAGGAGGTAAAAAACAATGAAGTACAAGACTCTGGCGGAAATCGAAACCCGCAAGGCTGCCATCCTGAAGGAGATGGAGCAGGAGGGAGCGGACCTGGACGCCCTGAAGAAGGAAATGGATGAGCTGCGCGAGAACGCCCAGCAGATCCGCGAAGCCGCCGCGAAGGCGGAGGAAACCCGCAAGGCCATTGCCAGCGGAGCGGCCGGCATCAACGTCGGAGAAACCCGCAAGGCTGAAAAGGCCAGGAAAACCGTGGATGAAATCCGCGGAAGCCAGGAATACGTGGACGCGTTTGCGAAGTACCTGAAGACCGGCAAGGACGAGGAATGCCGCGCCCTGCTGAGCACCAACGCCGCCGCGAGCGGCCAGATTCCGGTGCCGGTGCTGGTGGATGACATCATCCGCACCGCCTGGGAAAACAACACCATCCTGAGCCGCGTCCGGAAGACATACTTCCGCGGCAACCTGAAGGTCGCCTTTGAGCGCAGCGCGGATCCCGCATACGTTCACGGTGAAGGCACTACGGCCGTGACTGAGGAAGACCTGAGCATCGGCATCGTCGAGCTGAAGCCCGAAAACATCAAGAAGTGGATCCGCCTGAGCGACGAAGCGGTCGCGATGGGCGGCGAAGCCTTCGTCCGCTACGTTTACGAGGAGCTGACCTACCAGATCGTGAAGAAGCTGTCCGACCTGCTGATCGGCGGCATCGCGAATGCCGGCACCAGCCACAGCGGCAGCGCCATCGGCATCCCGAAAATCGCGGGCGAACCCAGCCTGACCGTCGTTCCGGAAGCCGAAGCAAACCTGACCGACGAAGCTGTAAACCCGGTGGTAATCATCAACCGCCTCAGCTCCGCAGCGTTCAACGCCGCCCGCGTGGCCGGCAACTTCGCCGTCGATCCATATGACGGCCTGACCGTGCTGTACACCAGCGCACTGCCGGCATACGCCAGCGCCAGCGATAACGCAGTGTGGATGATCGTCGGCGATCTTGGTGGCGCACAGGTAAACTATCCGGAAGGCGAGGGCGTCATCATCAAGTGGGACGACCTGAGCGAAGCGGAAGCCGATCTGGTAAAGGTCGTCGGACGTCAGTACGCCGGTTACGGCGTCACCGGCCCCGGACGTTTCTGCAACGTCAAGAAGGCCGCGGCCGTAACGACCTGATAACGGAGGGCTGAGCTGATGAAGCTGAAACTTCTCAGAGCGGCCAGGATCCGGCACGAAGCCGGGGAGATCGTTGAGGTCTCCCCGGCGGAGGCCGGTTTTCTGCTTTCCACGGGGAGCGCGGTGAGAGTGGCGGAGGCGCCTGCAGCGCGCGAAACGCCGGAAGATGCCGCAGCGAAGGAAACGCCGGAGACGGCGACCAGACAGAAGAAAACAACCCGGACGAAGAAGTAAGCAAGGGGGAAGCATGAAAAAGCCGTTCAGACTGCTGATTGCCGTTCCGTGCATGGATTACGTCCATGCAGATTTCATGAAGAGCCTGCTGAACCTGACGGGACACCTGAGCCGGGAAGGGATCAATCACCATGTAGAGATTGCATCCGGAACACTGGTGTATCTTGCAAGGGATAAGCTGGCCTGCAAAGCCATCAACGAGGGGTTCACGCATCTCCTTTTCCTGGACAGCGACATGGTTTTCGATGAGAACATTGTGGAAACGCTGACATTCTGCGGGAAGGATTTCGTGTGCGGCGCCTTTCAGGCGCGGAGGCATCCGTATGGCAAGTGCGTCTACAGCAATCTGGAACCGCTGACGAAAGTGGAACGCTGGGGAATGGAACCGTTCCGGGTGAAGGGCTGCGGGATGGCATGCACGATGATCGGCGCGGAGGTGCTGAAGGAAGTGCAGAGCAAGTACGGCAGCTGCTTCTCACCGGAAACTATCAACGGCGTGAAATTCGGCGAGGACCTGGCTTTCTGTTGGAGGGCGAACAGGATCGGCGCGGAAATCTGGTGCGAACCGACCGCGAGGTGCGGACATATCGCGCACGTTCCGATCTGGCCGGGGGAGGAACCGGCCACATGAAGAGGATTCTGATCTGCGCTCCGCTGCGGCAGGATGTGGACGTATTCGAGGCATACCAGGAAGGGCTGGACAGACTGGAGGTGCCGGAAGGATTCAGCGTGGACCGCTTTTTCGTGGTGAATGACTGTGACGAAGTGATCCCGCATATCCGGGACGCGGAATACATACGGGCCGAAAACGGCGAGGCATATGAGAAGACGCACAACGACCACCTGTGGACGCTGGATCTGATGTGGAAGATGGGCGGGCTGCGGAACATGACGATCCGGAAGATGCTGGACGGCGGGTATGATTACTGGCTGTCAGCTGATACCGACATCGTGCTGGATCCGTGGACGCTGTACCACCTGATCAAGGCTGACAAGGACATCGTGAGCGAAATATTCTGGACTCAGGCACCGAACGGAAAATACTGGTGCAACGCATGGATGGAAGACCAGAGTGCGGGCATGAGCGAGGAATGGAAAAAGCCGGGACTGTACCGGGTGGGGATGACGGGCGCGCTGACGCTGGTGAAGCGCAGGGTGTTCGAGGCCGGAGTGAGCTACGAGCGCATCCCGAATATCCGCCAGGCGCTGAGAGGCGAGGACCGGCATTTTTGTGTGCGCGCGGCGTGCGCGGGCTTTGAGATGTGGATTGACACTCATTGCCCGGCGACGCATCTGTACACGCGGGAACTATTCGAGAAATACAAGGCGGGGAGAAGGTGAGAACATGTTCGCGGAAGTGAAGGCGATGCTGCCGGTGAGCGGCAACGCTTATGATGCGGAGATTATCACGCAGATCAAGGCGGCGGCGCTGGATCTGACACGCACGGCGGAGATTGTGCTGCCGGGAGAGATTAACATCAGCAGGGATGCGGAAAGCGGGGAAATCACCGATGAAAGCAC